CACGGGTAAGGCGCTGCATGTCTCCGGACGGGGCGATACCGAACACTGCTGCCACAGGTCGATCCGACGGTCACACAGGGCGGGAAAGGTCGGTAATGTCCCAGTCACTAACCCCCTCGGTTAGTGGCTGAGTCGCTAACGACCCAGCTGGATGCCCTGCTTCGAGCAAGGCGCGACCCATTCTAAGGTCGACGTCCTGCACGGAGTCAGGGACCAGCGTATCTTGCTGGCCTCCAATCACCCACCCAAGACAGAGTGAGTGAAGGGAGGTAGCAAGAGACTCCTGCCACTGTGTCCAAGTCTCTCGCGCTCTTCGGATTCTACGAATCTCGAAGACGCGCTCAATACCCAGACCACTCCAATCCACCCAAGGGACAATAGCCCCTTCGGCAGGTTGCAGCGGTGGACGCCGGATCAACACTGATGGCTCCGAAAAGAGGAACCTTATAAGGTCCTCCCATGGAGACATCCAAGTGCCGCCCCACAGCGCTGGCCGTGAGAACGGAGCACCTGGGCCCATAAGAGACACAAGGTACAGTCGCCACAACCGTGGGTATCTGACAATGTCAGTACTCACGGACAGGGATGCAAGGATCGATTCCACCCCGAAACTCCAACCCCTCCGCAGCAGGGCGTCCACCAGGACTCAGAGTCCTGATGGATACAATGCTGCAAGGCGAAGGAGCCGGGAAGGGACCCCCGTGACTTCATGTCCCTCGTAGAAGACGCGTTTGGCAAATTCTGCCAAACCGGCTCCTACGACCGATTTGTCCATGTTGATATCAACATGCAACCAATCCATGAAATCACGATATTCCGTGGCTACGTCCGGATCGAAGATGACAATGTCATCCCCGAGAAGGGCATAGCCCGTGAACAATCCATCCACCCCCGCCTGCCGGGCAGCCAACTGAACGACGACATGGTGGGAAACGGCAAAAGCCGCCCACGATGACAGCGTTCCCATTGGTTGACCGGCCGCGTAGCGGTAATCTGTACCTTTGTAATGATACGGCCGCTCGGTAAGGAGGGTTACCCAAGCAGACGCCGCATCTGGCCCTATAAGGGGACCCAACACCAACTCAGTGAACCGAGCGGGAAACCGATCCGTGGCTGCAGAGAGATCAAAGCTATAAAGCTCTGATCCCTTCGCAGTCTCGAGTCGGACCCTCTCGGCTGCTTGAGATTGGTCCCAAGTTCCGTCCATAGGCACCCTTCACAGACTATCCATAAGATAGTCGTGAAGAGGCTTACAGGCGGACTGGGTCCAGTAGTCACTGATTGCGAACAGCCTCTTCTTCCCACAGGGCTCATCCTTGACGCCAAACCGCCCCAATGCGGGATGACGGCAAGGAAGAGACGCTGCGAGTCCAAGACGCTGTTCCAACCAGGACCCTGAGAGTTGGGCCAGAACCTCCACTTGTCGGATCAGGGTGACGGAACCCAGGGCCTCCGCCAAGACTTTGAAAGTCGGCCAGAGCCCGCTCTCCCGTAAAGCGAGAGCATCCCAATGGGAAGCCAGTACCGAATGACCGTTCGGTCCGGACCTATTGCTCCTATGGAGAATAGACCCGGGCGAATCGGGCACTCGGTACGGCCTCACTCCAAGATCCGCGAGGACCTCCCAAATCTCATCGATCATCCGCTTCAACCGGCGGGGGGAGGGTTCCCTCCACTCGGTTGGATCGGTGACCGTATGGAATTTGATAGGACCCTCGTGGAAGATCACTCTGGCAAACCCCAATAATGTCAGAGCGACGCGAATAGCAAGGATGTTGCCATCCGCTAACCTTGACCGGATATATCCGGGCAAGATTAGAGGAAGGCCCCTTCTAAGTTTCACAGTGGAGCGGGGTGGAATATCCCGCGCCAGAAACTTCAGAAGGCATCTTTGCGATTCCTTGAGGTACATTCCCAATCCTCTCTTCCCTCTCGTCCGCTGGATTTTATCCACGCGACCGAAGAAGGTTGAGACCGATTGGAAATAGCCCACCGGGACACTAAGAGCCCCTAGGGCGAACGTATAAACGTTCACCCAGGATCGCCCGAAGAGTTCCGACACCGCTGTTCTGCGCAATGTCAAAAATAACTTTTGTTGTTTCATGATGTTGTGTAGAGCAGTGGCGTCCTACCAACGGCCCAATCGTACGGGTACGGACCCTATACGAAGGGGGCGATGGACTTGGGGCCTAACCCGGACGGCCGGTGGTTTGATCCAAGCACCCGACTTCCCAAAACCTCATCCGAAGATAAGGCTGAAAAGCCGGGCCTGGATGAGTGACCGCCCC